CGAAAAGTGTTTTTCGTTTATGGGGGAACTGAAACAAATGATAGAGAACAAATCAGAGCAATCACAGAAAAGTCGGACAACGCAATTATTATCGCTTCTTTCGGCACCTTTAGCACTGGTATCAATATTCGTAATTTACACAATATTGTTTTTAGTAGCCCTAGTAAGAGCCCTATAAGAATATTACAATCTATAGGACGTGGGCTTCGTGTCGGCGATAAGAAACAGTCTGCCACAGTCTATGATATTTCAGACGATCTTACATACAAAGATAAAAAGAACTTCACATTAACACACTTTCAGGAAAGAGTTAACATCTATAATAGAGAAGGCTTTGATTATGAAATACATAGCGTGGATTTAAAATGATTTCAGATAATGATTTTAAGTTTTTATTAAACGAAAGTAAAGGCTATAAAAAAGCATTAGAAATAGGTACAGGCACAGGCAAAAGTTCCGCTGCTTTAAAACTCAATTGTGAGGTGTACTCCATTGACAGAAACGATATAATTGAGTATAATATAGATATAAACAGATTTATATGTGAAAGTAAAGAATATTGGAATGACTATCAACACTATGACTTTGATTTTGTTTTTGTTGATGGTTCTATAGGTAAAGGTGATTGTGAACAAATACTTAAAAGAACAACAGACACTTTTAAAATAGTATTCCATGACTATATACCAGGTGAAGAAAATAAGAATACAAACAAAGGTTATTACAATATGAAAGCTTTTAAAGAAACAGCTTTATTAGACTACGCAATGCAAGAGAAATTAGGTGGCTCGCATTGTGCCATGTTAACGCTTAAGAAAGATAAATAGTTATATGATTAATCGTGCTGAAGATACACAGGTTAAGATAATCAGACTGGTTTCGGGAGAAGAAATCTGTTGTAAATTCCCTTTACATAAAAACCAACTACCTGAAAACTCTAAACTATTAAGGTTACAAGAACCTATGCTAATCAAATACGTACCTCGTATTACTGAGCAAGGTATATCTGATTATATTGCATTGGTTAAATGGGTAGGGTTTACAGATGAGAAAATAGTCACTATTCCTGTTGATAAAATTATTACAATATGTAATGCCACACAAGCATTTACAAAAAGATATAGTGATCTTTCACACTCACTAAAACACGCAAAACAAGCATTACCAGGATTTATTGAAAGAGAAATGACGGAAGAGGAATTAGATCGTGCCGCTTCCAATTATGAGAATGATATAGATAAGGATGATATAAAAGAGTTCGCTGACTTAATGAAAATGCCCTCAAAGAAGTTACACTAGTAGGTAGCTATACTCCTCGGTAACAACCCACATGGGTATTATATAACGAGGATTGCATTGAGTCAAGCACCTATGAGGATTAAATTATGCCAGGTAAATGGGACGGAAAAAGTAGAATTTCTACAGACAGATATAGACAAAATTTTGACAGGATTTTTAAAACAAATCCTATCGCAAAAGAGGTACGTACTCCTCAGTACAAATCCAGAGTAGTAAAATCAAAGAAAGGAAAGGGTAGTTTCAAACGTGTAAAGCTTGACAAATTTGACAACCTGTAGTATTATATAATAATGAAAAGAATAAAGAAAAAACCTGAACATTATGTAGATAACAAATTGTTTCTACAAGCGATGATAGAGTTTAAAGATAAGTGTGCTAAGGCAGAAAAACGTAAGAGAAAACCACCACCTGTTACTAATTATATAGGTGAATGTTTTTTAAAGATTGCGAATCACTTATCTTACAGACCTAATTTTATTAACTATACATTTAGAGATGATATGATTTCTGATGGTATAGAAAATTGTTTACAATATCTTAAAAACTTTAATCCCGACAAGTCTAATAATCCTTTTGCTTACTTTACGCAAATAATATATTATGCTTTTATTAGAAGAATACAGAAAGAGAAAAAACAAACTAATATTAAATATAAAATGATAGAACAAGGAGGTATAGATGAGTTTTCTGTACTACCTGGTGATACAAACAACGATTACAAAAACCAGTTTTTAGAATTTTTAAGAAAGAATAAACCATCAACTGAAGAACCTAAAAAGAACGAAATCAAAGTAAAGAAAAGAAAAAAAAGAACCTACACAAGTGTTTTAGACGTATAATGAAGATCGCACTATTGAATGATACACACTTCGGTGTCCGTAATGACAGCGAAGCGTTTAGAAAATATCAGCTTAGATTTTATAATGAAATCTTTTTCCCATACCTAAAAGAACATAACATTAAAACGTTAGTACATTTAGGTGATGTTGTAGATAGAAGAAAGTTTATTAATTTTCAAACTGCTTCTATTTTTAGAAGACAATTTTTTGATAGACTTTATGATGAAAAGATTGATACACATATCATATTAGGTAACCACGATACTTATTTCAAAAATACTAATGATGTAAATGCTATAGAAAATCTATACTCATCATTTGATAAAGTAAATGAACCATTTATCTATACTAAATCAACTGTTGTAGAGTTTGATGGTACGCCTATATTATTCGTACCTTGGATTTGTGATGACAACTATGAACACTCTATGGAAATGTTAAGAACATCTAAAGCAGATTTATGCTTTGGCCATTTAGAAATTAAAGGTATTGAAATGCAAAATGGCGTAATCAATGAACACGGTTTAAACAAATCAGATTTTCAAAGATTTGATAGAGTTATATCTGGCCACTTTCACAAACATACAGATGATGGTCAAATACAATACAATGGTGCTCAATATGAAATGACATGGTCGGACTATAAAGACCCAAAAGGTTTCCATATCTTTGATACAGAAACAAGAGAAATAGAAAGAATTACTAATCCTTTAACTATACACAAAAAGATAATATATGATGATAAAAAACATGACTATACAAACTTTGATATACAACCATACCACGAACACTTTATAAAATTAATAGTATTAAACAAGACTAATGATGAGGTGTTTGACAAATTTGTGGAAAGATTGTATAATGAGATAAGTGTACATGATTTAAATATTGTAGAGGATTATTCTGATATTAAAGCTAGTGTAAGAGAAGACATATTAGAAATGGGCGAAGATACTGTTACATTCCTAAATAATTATGTAGATCAATTAGAAACAGATGTAAACAAAACAAAGTTAAAGGAATATTTAAAGTCAATTTACATAGAAGCTAACGACAACAACGTATGATATATTTTAAAAAATTAAGATGGCGTAATTTCTTATCTACTGGTAATCAGTTTATAGAAGTAGATTTAAGAAAGGCACCATCAACACTTATTATTGGCATGAACGGTGCTGGTAAATCTACAATGTTAGACGCTTTATGTTTTGCTTTATTCAATCGTGCCTTTAGAGATATAAAAAAAGAACAACTCGTAAACACTATCAATCAAAATGAATGTGAGATAGAGGTAGAGTTTGAAACAAGTAATAAACAGTACAAGATTATAAGAGGCATTAAACCTAACAAGTTTGAGGTTTACTGTAATGACGTATTATTAAACCAAGACGCTTCTAATTTAGATTATCAAAATGCGTTAGAGCAAAACATTTTAAAATGTAACTATCGTGCCTTTTGTCAAGTTGTTATTCTTGGATCAACATCATACGAACCATTTATGCACCTACGAGCAAGATATAGACGAGAGGTTGTAGAAGAAATTTTAGACATAAGAGTTTTTAGTCATATGGATTTATTGTTAAGACAAAAACAAGGCGAATTAAACAAGGCTGTTATTGACGTAAAACATAGATATGATTTGATGACAGAAAAATACGAATTACAAAGAGCTCATTTTGAACAAATACAAAATAGAGATAATACAGACATAGAAGATAGAAAACAACAAAGAAAAGAAAACGATCAAAGCAACTATGAGTATATGTCAAAACTACAATTGCTTAATGAAAAAATTATATCTACAAAAGCAGAAATGTGGGGTGGAGAAAAACATGGTAGAAAAGAAACTGAATTAGCAAAACTAGAAACAAAGATAGAACATAATTTAGAAACACATAAAAAAGATGTTACCTTTTTTGAAACAAATGACAGTTGTCCTACATGTACACAACCTATTAATGAAAGATTTAAACAAACAAAAATATACGAAGGTAAGAAAAAGATTAATGAATTAGAAGAAGGTCTACAAAAACTGTTTACAGAAATAGAAAAAACAAAAGGTAAGATTAAAGAAATGGACGCAATCAATCAAAGATTAAATGATTTAAATATTTCTGTTGCAAAAGTAAATACATCTATTTCAGAAATCAATAGACACTCAAATAGA